CCGAGCCTTGCCCCGCCGAGCCGCGTTCCTTGCCTTGCCTTGCCCCGCCGAGCCGAGCCTTGCCTTGCCACGCCCCGCCATGCCGAGCCGCGTTCCTTGCCTTGCCTTGCCTTGCCTTGCCCAGCCGTGCCCAGCCGTGCCGCGTTCCTCGTCAAAACTCCAGCCTCCGCCGATTCAAGTCGGGCTGGCGCGACCTCTGCCGGGAAAGGAGGAATGTACCGGCTGCACGAAGGTCGATCGGCGGTGCGTCAGGCCCCAAATTCTGCAATCAGGATGGCGTCTGCGCGTCCTGTGTCTTTCTTGCGAGTCAGCATGTCAGCAATCTCCGGGTGCCGCTGGATGGCCAGCGTCCGCGCCGCGTCCTTCTCTTTGCCGGTCAACCCCGCCCTCTTTTTCCACATCGCCGGGGACACCCACCGTATCGGCACCTGTAGCGCCCCAAGCACACCGAGCACGATGCCGACCGATTCCCCGAACCGAAACATTGACGAGACACCTTGTCCCGGCATGGCTGAGACCTGCTCGATATAGGCGACAACGTGCTGTCCGGCCTTAATATCCATGATGATGGTGGTCAGCGCAGAGGCGTCCACCTGTTGCCCCTTGCCGTGCAGCCTGGCTGATGTCGGCATATCGTGGAGGGCGATTACTGAGCCGCGCATGTCGAGTGCGGCAATGGCACCCTGCTGCCCCGGATCTACCGAGATAGTGATCATTAAATCACCTGCCTATTTTTGCCGGTATGTTGTCAACCGGGGCGGATTCGTGGATCTTGTCGTCGTCGACGATTTCCTCTAGGTTGCCAGCCTCCGACTCAAGCAGGGCGCAGCGAATCATCGCCGATTTGATTGTGTCGCAGATCGTCTCGATATCATCGATATCGTCCACCCCGGCCATTACAGCCACCCTGGACAAGACGTCGCGTGCGTATTGCCGTTGACGTTTGACCTCGGTCAATTCATTGTCGAGATTAATAACGAAATCGACGATCGAGGCTGTACTGGAAAGATTGAAATGCCGTCGGACATCATCTATGGATTCATCCCGAGCTTCGACGTGGTCACATGTAGCGTTACCTGTTGTCATGTCCACTTCTCCTTTGTGTTATGGTTGATTGTGATCGATCATGGCAGGTTGCCGATAACCATCATTGCCGCCGTGATCGCGATAGCGGCTACAGCGACCAGCAGCAGCCGGGTAACGATCCATCCGGTGAGCAGATCAGGCGTGTACATCATCTCACCACCTCCGCTGCGATCTCGACCACCTCGGCGCCGTAGTAGGTGCCCACAACCAGCATGGTAGCGATGATCATGATTGCCATGACAGCGATCACTCCGCTTGATTGCAGCACCGGGATGATGCGCGGGAGTATCCATTCAATGGCCTTCTCGGAGAGCTTCCGATAAATCGACTTGCGCCTTTTATTGGATAGGTATTTATGGATGTTCATCTAGCATCCCTCCTGCGCATAATGTGCGTCTCATGTAGCGCTTTTACTTTCTCTTCCGTTGCGTTAGGCAGAGAAGCGAATTCTTGATACTCGAAGGCATCGTCTCTTGTCAGTCTGTCAGCCAACATATAGGCCATCTCCCAGTCTATTTTTGACTCATCCTTAACAACCTCATCGAACATCATTACTGGTTGTTTTTTTGAGCAAAAATATCCTGAACACCTATCTGTAGCGTTCCCGTTGCCGGTGTTCCCGTTGCCGGTGTTCCAGTTGCCGGTGTTCCAGTCGCCGGTGTTCCAGTTGCCGGTGTTCCTGTTGCCGGTGTTCCTGTTGCCGGTGTTCCTGTTGCCGGTGTTCCAGTTGCCGGTGTTCCTGTTGCCGGTGTTCCTGTTGCCGGTGTTCCCGTCGCCGGTGTTCCTGTTGCCGGTGTTCCCGTCGCCGGTGTTCCCGTTGCCGGTGTTCCCGTCGCCGGTGTTCCCGTTGCCGGTGTTCCTGTAGCCGGTGTTCCCGTTGCCGGTGTTCCCGTCGCCGGTGTTCCCGTTGCCGGTGTTCCTGTAGCCGGTGTTCCCGTCGCCGGTGTTCCCGTTGCCGGTGTTCCCGTTGCCGGTGTTCCAGTTGCCGGTGTTCCTGTCGCCGGTGTTCCAGTTGCCGGTGTTCCTGTAGCCGGTGTTCCTGTCGCCGGTGTTCCAGTTGCCGGTGTTCCCGTCGCCGGTGTTCCAGTTGCCGGTGTTCCTGTTGCCGGTGTTCCTGTTGCCGGTGTTCCCGTCGCCGGTGTTCCCGTTGCCGGTGTTCCTGTCGCCGGTGTTCCAGTTGCCGGTGTTCCCGTCGCCGTTAGGGAAAATCTCCGAAACCAGCCTGATTTCCATAGCGACATGTTTCAGGTCGGCCCCCGGGCCTTCGCCCTTTAAAACTCCACGCGCTTCAACTCTAAAAATTCTCGTCCCTTTATCGCTGTAAAAAGCCCACGGTCCGGACGGAAATTCGCAGAAATGAAATCCGCTCTCGCACATAGCAATTTCTCCATCGTGCTTATGCCAAACTCCAAGTTCAAACTGGAATCCTAGACATTGCATATTTTTGTCAGTTGCCTTGTATCCGGTAACTATGTCCGTCATTGTTTTTTCTCCAGTTTTCCAAGGTTGAGTTCCATCTCAATCATCTCTTCGTACCCGACCGCTCTCTCAGCCCAGGCCCGGATATCGTCCTCGAACAGCACCAGGGAGAGCGCAGCGGCGATGGCGAAGCAGCCTGCGGCAAGTACCAATAGGCTTGGATGTCTCATTTTTTCCCCCGTCTCAGGTCTTCCAGTGTCGGCAACGCCACCTTCTTTCCCTGGCCCCGGCGCGGCAGCAGGGCTGCGAGTGCATCACGCTGAAGCATCTGCCGTTTGATGCTGCTTTCGAGGTCGTAGATTGCTCGCTCGATACCGGAGATGAGCCGGGCGAGGTCTGGGCTGCTGTCTGGACTGATCATGGCCGGGCCTCGATAGCAGTTGAGGCCATCGGCAGCATCGCTGCCGGAGATATCACCGGAGTGATACCGACGCTTGCCGCGTAGGATTCGAGCCTTACCTTCGCCAGTTGAAAAACATCTTTGTAGTAGAGGCCATTGGCCATGCCATCACGGATGACATCGGTGATAATATCTTCGGCTACTGATAGTTTGCGAAGTTGGCGAGCATTTAGCAGGTCGCGGAATGAAACCTTGAAGTGATCTTCGATGATGAACAGCGCCCGGTAGGTTGCCGTTGTGAAGTGCTTGTAATAGAAGTTGGCCTTTGTCGATCCCTGGCCCTTTGCGTATTCGACGAAATCAGATACCGCGTCCGTCTCTTCGCGGCGTGACAGTTTTCCTGTCTTTCGCTCATCCAACCAACGCGGTTCTGATCGGGATAGAAGGGCCTTTTCCATTTTGGTGAAAGCGGCCTCGTACCTGATTTTCCATTCGAGGGCCTTTTTCCCGGTGAAACCCATAGCCAAGATAGAAAATCCGGCGCGTGTCATGTAGAACATCGGACGCTTTTGGTTCTGTTCGTCGAGGTATGACCCGCCCGCAAAATTGCGGAGACCAAAATCTCCAGATTCGGCAATCAGCTTTCGCGTTCTCTTCAACACATCGTCGTGCCGCTTGCCGAATTTCTCGGCGACATCCAACGAGGCCGTGAAAACCTGTCCGTGCTTTTCCTTCAGGTAAATTTCCGGGACATAGTTCTTCGTCATGATTTCTTCCCCCTTTTCGGAAACGCGGCCCCCCATGCCGCTTTTCGCTCCATGACCCTTGAAGGATCAATCCAGATGATCGGGTCCGTTCCCGTCTTCTTCCCGACGATCTTCGCCTTCTCAAAACTCAGGTTACGCTCTCCCCTGAGTAAATAGTGAATCATAGTTGGTGATATCAGTTGCATGATAGTTTACAAAAGTTAATTTTTAGGGCAAAAAAATATCATCATTGCGATATGTTAACTTGTTTTATCCGCCCCATTGTGAATAACTTATACCACGGCAAAATCTAAACAGTCAACAACTATTTTTAACTTTTCGTGAATAGATAATTAAAAAAGGTTGCGTTGTGTTCACAAAAAGTGATAGAGTTAGAGTAATAGACAAATAAATATCTAATATGGTTAAATAAAATATGGCAAACAAAACTTTCGGAAGGGATTTTAGAATAGCGAGAGAAAAAAGAAAGCAAAAATAATATCTTGCGCCGTATAAAATAACCTTACCGCCGTCATCCGATTTATCCATAACGTGTTTAAATAATTCGTATTTTTATATCGTTATTTGGTAACAGTGTTACCAGAAGAAAAAAATAAAAAGTGCATTTTTTCCCTTGCAATATACCCCAATGGGGTATATAAATAAAGAAAGAGGAAGGGAGATTGACCCGGAGAGAGGCCGGAAGCAAAGGCGGAAGTTAACCGAGAAGCCGAAGGGGGATTAACATTCCATCTGATTGTCTGGAAGTTCAACGCTTACACTGATGAGGCCATAAGGCCGAAACAATCAAGGGGGACGATATGGAAAAGAAATTTAAAAAAGGACAAAAAGTATATTACGCCTCAACAAATATCGGCAGAATATGTCGTAATGGCGAACCTGATATATTTCTTTGCATGGTTGTCGAGAGGACAGTAGACGCGTGTGGCAAGGTTCAAATGACATTTGAAGATGACGGAAACGACTTTGTTTTTGGACGTTCGGTAAGGATCGAATATTCTGATGCATATTTTTCTTCACCGGATGAAGCATTCGATTATTTACAACAACTCAGTCAAGCATACACACGTTGTAAACACGAAATCCACCCGTCTGTCGTGTCCGACAAAAATAAAGATTGGCATGAAATTTCTCGGCAATGGAGCAGAAGATAACCCCCAAATGGAAACAGGGCAATCAAGCCCACGAAACGGAGGATGACCATGTTAATAGAATACAAGCCAACCGGGATAAACAATTTTCATAACAGCCAGTCAATTTCCTTAAGAATAACTGGAGAAGAGTTCGAAGGGATGTATGTCGTGTCGAAAGGTCAATATCGCAAGATTTACAAACATTTCTGCGGCATTAAGGACTGCAGGTGCGCCGGTGGAGCGTGCGTACAATTGGACCCCGACGGCAACACCTGGGGTATTCGCAAGGCATATTGCAGTTGACAACCCCAACCGAGCCGGGCGGATACCCGGCGATGGAGGATAAAATGAAGAAATACTATGAGAACCATGTCTCCCCAAGGGGAATGATGCTCTTGTATAACTCTCATGATTCCCTTGGGCGTGAAATCTGGTGGATTACAACTCCGGGAACGCAAAAGAAGCGGAGAGTATCAAAAGAAACGGCGTGCGAGATGATAAAAAAAGGGGATTGGATATGACCCCCTCCGAATTAAAGCAAATCCGCGCCACCCTGCGCCTATCCCAGCAGGGTATGGCAGACCGCCTCGGGGTGAGCCTCGGGGCGGTGCGGAAATGGGAACAGGGGGAGAGATGGATCAGCCAGCCTATTGCCATGCTGATGAGGATGATTGAAAAAGAGGCCCGCTGTGGTGCGCGTGCCGATGAATCGACAGAGGCGTAGCGGGCAACGATCAGGCGATGAATCCACCGGCCTGCAAGAAAACTCTTCGCAGGTCGGCGAGGCGTTTCTCGGGCTGTCCGTACCCGGCGCCGGGGAGCGAGGCCCACCTCGACCGGCATTTGTGCACAGCGACGTAAAAGCGGCCGTTGGAGATATCACTGATAGCACGGCACTCCCTGATGAGCTGGATAGCAATTGCGTCCTGCGATTCCGGGGAGAAATCCGGCAGGGCGAGCGTGCGCTTGTAGTGGTCGAAATAGCGGGCGAGGATCTGATACCGGCCGGCCGCTGTTGAGTGCAGTATCCGGCCGCCGAGCCTGACAATCATCGACCGGCGCGGGTGGTCGGCGTAGGAAAAGAACAACAACGGACGGGCTGGGGTGCTGCCCACGATGACATTAAATCCGTCGTCGGATTTGGCCAGCAGGTCAGGCCCAATCTCAGCCCACGCGATGGTGTCGAGGAATGCGCTGATTTGATAATTCATCGCCTGAACGCCCACGGAGCCAGCAGCTTCCCATTCTGATCAAAAGCATACGGTGCACTGTACGGGCGTTCCGTGCCATCGGCAAAGGTGGCGGGCAAGGTGTAGATGGTAACTTCCTTAACCAACTTCACCTCGCAATCCATCTCTTGCAGCGCAGGCCCGGAGCCGTAGCACACCGGCACTCCCTCTTGGTACAGCCTGTAGCCAGTGACTGCTGGGGACATCGGTGGAGTGTAGCCCCAGGTTACGTGGATGCTGGTTGCCATTGCCACCGATGTCCATAGCAGCAGGATGCTAATTGCGCTTAAAATTGCCGGGAGTCGCATGGATTCTCACGGTATTACTTGGTCCAGAAAACTCTATTCGTTCATGGTCAGAGTCATTGTAAGCTTTGATATAAAACCTATTGATGGCTCCGGTGTCATACGTGATTGTCCCTGTGGCGATTCTTGCCGTCTTCGGAATCTTGCTGATCACCGCTTTCTCAGGCAGCGTCCCGACGAGTTGGTAAATCTCAAATCCAGTTATATCTGCCTATGCCTCTGCTGTGTAAGACCAACTAAATGGTATGCTTCTAGTTATGGTCGCGGCTTGCAGACATACAGGGACAAGGCAAAGCATCAGTGTAATAAGTAATCTTTTCATATTACTCCTTTAGTTTGATCCCCGGACCGCCCGGAGACCGAGAAGAGATGTTGAATTATATCATCATGCCGATACGGTTGCAAGAAGAGGCCATCCGGGGTGCGCTTTGTGTAGAGGCGTGGCGGGCGCTATTCGTTGGTTACGGCCCGGACTGCGTAGCGGCGGGCATTTTCATATCCGCAGTACACTGCATCCTTGTCGAACCCTTCGCGGATATAATTATTGACGGCGCAGGCTGTGTACTCAGGTCTCCAGTTCTGGCGGGATTGGTTGAGGGCTTCAGCCATAAACTCCTCGGTTGAGGCTGTACCGCCAAGCGTTTGATTGTATGACCGCAACGTCCTAGATGGGTCGGTGTATGTTACTGCGGCGTTTGATGATCCTGTTTCTCCGGTTGCCGTGATCCATTGGGCATACGTCCCCTGATTGAACCAGTCAGCATCAGCAGTCGTGGAGTAATATCTGTTATTTGCAAATGTGGCATACGGAAGATGCGCTGTCTGTATCCCGATTAACGCATCTGCTCCATTACCATTGAGCAGTTGTAAATCGTTCCCCGTGATTGTCAGGTTGAGAAGATCTGTAAGGAGCGAGGAAAAATATATTCCTGTACCGTTGCCGGCTGGATACCCTGAGACAATATTGTCGTAGATGTCGATATTTCTGGCGAGAGGAAGCGCGGGGGTTGCGTCCAAATTCGGCATAATATTTATTCCGCCTGAATTGTCCGATTTTATGTTATTGTAAATATTTGTTCCATCGTTCGCTATGATGGTCATCTGGGTCCCCACTCCTGTCCTGGGGCTTGCTTCCAGTAGCACATTATTAAAAATATTCCCCGATGCTATTTCTCTTGTTCCTGTACCTTCGTCACCCATCCTTAAAAAACTCTGCATAAATAGGTTGTTGTTTGCCACCCCGCCCCACCGGAGGTCTGCCCCCTCTCTATCAGAGGCAAAAAAGATGTTACCGCGCAGTTGCAGATTTTTGTCTGCGGAGAAATAAAAATATAAATGCCGTCCATACCTGCTCATATTGGTATAGGATTCATCATACGGAGTGCTGAAGATGTTTTCTTCCAATAATAGATTCGTTGTTCCAGAGGCAAATAGTTGTCCATCATGAGCTGCATTGTGTAACCAGATACATCGTCTGAACGCTATATTTGTACTGCTTCCCACCGTTCCTGCTACGATATCTCCAGCCTTCTGCTCAATATATAAATCCTCAAAAGTCTGATAGCTTGCCAGCCAGCGGATATCAAGGGCGCGAGCGGCAGTTGTCCAATTGGCGGAATAAAAATGCAGTCCTGAAATAAAAACAAAACTTGCATTACTGGTATTGAACAGAATGTCCGTCAGCTTGGGCCTGTTTCCAGTTGGCCCGTAAGAAGCGATGATGTGTGGAGTAGTCTGTGAATCTCCACTTTTGAGGTAGGTCACACCCAGTCCCGTACTCCACTCACTCCCTCGCTTGAGCAACATTATATCCGGCTCATCAGCTCTCATCTGAGCGTAAGCTGTGGCGAGCGTTTGGTACGGATGGATAGTCCCAGCACTCTGGAATATGCCATTGGAGTCAAACGTCACATTGGCTAGGGTGTCAGCCTGGGCTGTCCCGTCATCCCCTGATACACTATCCACAAAAATAACCCTTGCAGTGTTGTACCCGCCCCCAGATACCATAGTAGCAAAATCTGTCCAGCCTGTTCCTGTTAATGGCAGGCCAGTGGTGCCATGAATAGCGGAATTTACAACCTGTGGAAACAATACCCACAATAAAACGAGCGCAAAGAGCAGATTATGTCTCATAACTCACCTCTATCCAGACCTCAGTAAACCGTACTGCCTCACCCGCCGAGACTGAGCCACACCCAACCTCGAAAGAATGAACATAGTTTGTTCCTCCGTTAATATCGGCTGCTGTCCAGGCCGCTGTGGTTGCTGGATTAACGGCCCAGACCTGCTCGGTCAGGATGTAGGTCGTTGATGGTAGGTCGGTGTACGTCCCGTAGTAACGAGTCGGAGTAGCCCCTATCCAGATATTGTGACGAAAAGTCAGGGACGCTCCGGCAGATTTTTGCCCGTATGCTACTATCCTGACATGGTTGACAGTGGCCCCGGCAGGAATGGAGAAGGCTGGAAAAGAGAATCGCTGAGTACCCACCGCATCGGCCCTGGATATATAAGTACCATCAGTATCATGCGTTCCGTCAGTTGAGTCGTCTACCAGTTCCCATCGCGTCGTGCCAGAGGACATGGTGTAGACGGAATCTACATCTCCTGTGGGTGATCGCCGTTGCGTGACTGCCCCCCCGGCAGGAGCCTGCCCAAACCCCACACACACCGCCGCCTGTACCGGCTGTGCAGCCAACATCAGCACCGCCAGCCATAATGCTATTAGTCGTTTCATATTAGCAACTCCTTATGGCAACTGGAATGATGATGTAACAGACAGTCCTTTCGCCCCGGCTGTAGTCGTTATCCCCGTCACATCTACATAGATTCTGTCACCTGTTGCGATATCGTCGTACCCTGTATCCACGGTCTCGTCGCTTGCGCTGTATTCGGTATATGCTACTGTTGCTCCGGTGCTGGTCATATCACGATGTTTCGTCGGAGTAATGGTTACTCCGATATCGTCCAAATTCTCAACCCCCGCAGCATTTGCGAACGTGATATAGTTGGTGCCTACAGTAGCAATCGTCCAATGCCCGTTGTTCGCAGCAGTGGCGAATCCTGTAATATCTACCTCATCACCCGCCTGTAATGATGCAGCGGTATTTACTATTCCTGGGTCTGTACCTGTTCCGTCCCATGTAATCGTTACATTCGGGGTAGAAAAAGTCAGGTCGTACTGACTTGTTGCGTCTCCCATCGCAGCAGTCGTGCGGACCCTGCGAATGACAACCGTTGTCGATCCACCTGTCCCCCCATTTGGTGATGCTGTTGCGGCGGTCACATCTACGAGATTTCTGCCGTTCATTGCTGCCGGGACCACAAACGCCTCTGTGCCATCTGCTACAGCGGTAGCGGTCGCTGAATTTTTAATCATCCAGCCAACTGGCTCAATCCCCAGGTTCGACCCAGACAGTGCATCTGCTGTCACAGGCTTTGTCGTATCAGTTCCGGTATTAATATCAGAAGAAGAGGCAAAGGCAACCGAGCTTACCACTCCGTTGGAATCAACTTGAACCGTGCCAGCAGCGGCCAAGTCAACCTTATTCGGCAACCCGTCCCCATCAGTATCGGCAATCAGTCCGTAATCCGAGCCGAGGATATTGTTTGCTCCGGTAGTGATTGCTGTAGTCTGGATGGTCAGTGAAGGAAGGGCTTCAAGTGCGTCACGGACTGCATTCTTTGTCGGGGCTGTATCCGTTACAGAATTCCAACTCGTCGCATCATAGGCCGTATCAGAAATATAAGCCACTGTTCCGGTTGATGCCGGGAAGGTGGAGATATAATCTGTAGCACTGGCATTTGCCGAAGCGAAGGTAGTCGCCCCAGTGCTTGAACCAAGAAGTGCAAGGTCAGAGTTCTCGAAGGTTTTCTTCCCGGTGACGGTCTGGGCCGTGGCAAGGACCATATCCCCTGAACCGGCTGGAGTTGCCCATGTAGGTGCAGCCGCCGCACCGTTCGACTTCAGATACTCGCCATCAGCACCGAGCGCCAATTCCTTCACATCGCCCGACCCATCAGAGTAGAATACCCTCCATGCCGTCTGGGTGAGGAATGATGTGAGGTTTGTATATCCGCCTGTAACTGAGAGATCATCCAGTTTCTGCGCTACCTCCTGCAGTGTGTCGTCTGTCACAGCGAGGTTGCCATCGAAGCCCGTCGCCGTTACTGCCGTCAGGGATGCAGGATCGACGAGGCCCATCTGGGTGTTCTCGTCTACGTTGATCAATCGAGTAGTCCCGGCTGTGGGCGGAGCATCAATCGGCAGCCTCCAGTTGCGGTTGGCCGCCGCGTTCCCGGCCTGCAGGGATGTCCAGAACCCACCAGGGCCGTAGAGCTTTATGAGGTCTCCTCCGTCGCTGGTTCCGTCGAGGCAAGGCCCCACTGTGCAGGATCCAGCCAGAGTAGCGGCGGTAGCGGGGACCCCGAGAGAGGTTCTCGCCCCGGCTTCGGTCGTTGCGTTGGTCCCGCCCTTGCCGATATCGGTCGCCCCGTTACTGTCGGCGTCAAGCTCGACTGCGCCAAAAGCTGGAGATGTAGCGAGTATCAAAAACACTGCAATCAATAGTTTTTTCATATTATTCCACTCCGAAATAAACGTCTCCGTCACCGTCGAAGGTCACGTCAGGATCGCCGGTAAACGTCACCGGCGCGGGCTCAATGTCGGCCATCAGTAGCAGCAGGATTGCATCATCCATCATCGCACCAGCACGACAGCCTTGAATTTCGCACTATTCACCGAGTTTGCCGTCCCGGTCATATCCAATGTCAACCCGCCGCAAACGTCGACCGGCGGTGAGAATGTGATCCTGCCCGACGCGGTCAATGTCGTCGCCGTTTTCAGCGTGATTCCGCCGATGGTTTTTGGCGTGATGGTGATTGTGTCCGGGGTGACTCCGGTATCAAATTCGACATCGATCGCCGTCACCAGCCCCGACAATCCGGCGAAATTGGTATCGGGGAAGGTCGCCGCCGCCGCGTCCGCCGTTGCCTCCTGAATCACCCCGATCGGCCGATTCAGCGCGTTGTAAAGATATCCCTGTCTGTTCGCCAGTGTTGCCCATGATCCAGCCATGATTTACCTCGTTATGATTGATGATTATTGTATTCCGATTTCTTGCTTTATTTTCGCGTATATGCCGAGCACCAGCAACGATATAAGCCCGCCGATTCCGGCAACGATGATGGTTTTTCGTATCGTCGATCCCGTCTCCGACATCAGTTGGTCAACCGTCTTGTGAAATCTCACACTCGCTTCGAGATCCTCGCTATTGATCCCGGTGAACCGGCATGAATGCGGCTGAAGCCTGACCACGGCGGCGGCGATTGCCTCGATATCGGCGTCTGTCAGACTGCGCTGCCTGCGCTCGTATTGGTGGTACATATCGGCCTCGGTCTGCACGTCAAAGTGCGAGTCGGTCATATCGCCGCTCCTTCCGTGTCGTCGGTGAGGGTTTCCGGGTCGGTATCTGCAATGCCGATCCGCGCATTCGCCAGCCGCCGCAGTCTGGCCCGGACGATTGCATTGTCGAGCGGGTACTCTTCGTCGGTGGTTTTTAGCGGATCAAAAGCGAACATCCCGATGGTCGAAACGGCAACGAAGTATATCGCCCACGCCCGAATTACCGCCAGTTCTCGCTTCCACCATGCCAACTCTGATGCAACGATCAAGGCCCTGATATTCCACGCCAGATACCAGTTTTCAGCAAGAAATGACGATACCGTCTCTTTGCTCGTCGCCCATCCAATATCATGAATGAAGCAAGCTGGAGATATCCTGACGCCACGGATTTTGTCAGGCACAAGCGCGTCTCCGATTCCGTCTCCGGCGCCGCAGAATGTCGGCCACTCGCTCGGCTCCATGTCGCTCGGCCATAGCCTCTCCACCCATTTCGGTGCGGTCAGCCTCGCGTTGCCGCACTTGACCTTGCATCTCTTCATGGCCTATCCTCGATCCGCCTCCGGGTTGTGATGGTGTCGAAAATCACCTGCCTATTGTGCGACTTCCAGTTGTCGAGATGCCCAAGCAGGATGTGGCAGCGGCCGCAGAGTGTGATGAGGTTACTCATGTCGAGTTCCATCGTCTGGTCGAGGTGAAAAGGCTTGATGTGGTGCACCTGCAGGTTAATTTTCCGCCCGCACGCCCTGCACCGGCCGCCATCATATCTGATCCGCAGCGCCCGCGTCGCCGACCATCCGCTCGACCGCGATACCCGCTTGCCTTGCTCCCGCCAGAACCCGGCCATTATGCTGTCAATCCCCGGCAGATTTTGACGCCTGTCGGCAGTTGCTTGAACCGATCGCAGCCGCCTTCCCTGCGCCCGTTGCAGTCGAAGACGAAACAGGCGCCGTGCTCCTTGCAATATCTATCCTTCACCGTCCTGACCCCTTGTTCATCCGCTCCGCTCATCTGCAAACTATCCTCAGCAATCACTCGCATAATCCCCTCCAGGGATTAAAGGTCAGCCTCAGTCGTCGCAATCATCATTATCAGCCGGCCATCCGCAGACGGGGCAATAGCTGCCTTTGTATCGATGCCCACATTCTTTACAGGTCGTCATGAGGTCACCAGTACATGGTCACGGTTTTGCTGCCATCCTTATACGGGGCATGGAGATAGATGCCGCCGTGGGACGTGCCGGTGTCGTTGTCTCCGTCGCCGTTGGGGCCGATGCCAGGCTTGTAGACGAAACCGTACATTGCCGCCTTGGAGTTGCGGCTGCACGATTCCTGGTCGCGGCAGTTTTTCAGCGGATTGGCGACCGTGAATGACTTGCCGGACGAGAACACGAACTTGACCGGCCCGCCCAGCTCATCGCCACCCTTCGGAATCCGCCATGCCTGGCGGCCGCCGTTGCGGACTCCGTAGCTGGTGTATGTCGTTTTGTTCTTGTACTCGCCCGGCGCGGTCGGCGTTGCCGTGGTCGCAGATCCGGAAGATGCCGACCACATCGCCCCGTCCTTCGTCGTGATCAGGATCGACAGCGGCCGGGGGTAGGCCGTTCCCGGTTTGCTCATCAGGAACACCGGTGCGCCCTTGTACGGTTTGCCCTTCCTGGCGATCTCACCATTGACGGTCACGGCGACGACGTCGGCATCCGACAAGGTGCGAAACAGGACCGCCGCTGACCCGTTGCCCTGGTCGGAATCGTTTTCAAATGTCACCGGGTGCGGAAACGGTTTGCCGACCCAGGGAGCGACCGGAGACACCGGCGCCGGCGTCGTCGGAGATTCCACCGTGTCGTCAAGGCAGGAGCGGACGCAGGTTTCCAGGGATGCTGACGCGGCGACCGGCGATGCCAGCAGCAGCAGGGCAAAACAGAGGCGCAGCATATCAGCCATCAATCCACCTCCTCGATCGTTCCAGCAGGGGGGGAAACGGCGATCGGCTCGGGGTCGTCAGCGCCGCCTCCGAGCACGTCCTTGACGGTGTCGATGATGCCGGATGCCTTTCCCTTCAGCGCGTCCTTGGCAACGTCCACCAACTCGGACAGATCGGCGTCCGTAGCAAGCCCGGTATCTGTCCGATTCGTCGCCCCGCTGGCATCGACGTACATATCGCCCCCGGCTTCCATGTTGATATCAGTCATCCGGATATTCGCCGTGCAACCTGCGAGTGTCAGGATTGCGATTGCGATCAGTATGTTTCTCATTTCATCACCAGTGGTTGATTTTGGTTATCGGAGTTCGTTCCATTTGTATTTCGCCAGGCTCCCAGTCTGCGCGGCCTTATAATAATGGCCAGAGGGAACAACCACTGACACCGTCTTGACCATCGTAAGCCATGAGCTATCCCATCGATATACTTCGGTGATTACGTTTTCCGTGGGAGGCGTTGAAGACGACACAAACACCTCAAGCATATGTGACCCAGTCGTTGCTGTCGTCACCATAACATTTACCACTATTGGCTTTGCCGTGGTGTTCTGATAGTTTGTGCCAAGTTCCCGCGTAGAGGTGACATCTTGCCAAGTCTGCCCGGCGCCGAGCGATGCCACAACAGGTGCGCTGATCGACACCGTCCATGCGGCAATCGTCCCGCTGCCACCGATGGTATCAACCGTCACGACGAGCACCCCGGTCCCAGACGTGTACGAGGTGATGATTCCGTGCATCCAGTTTGTGGCCGGGGCGACAGTTGATGCAATCATCACCGCCATGCCGACGACGAGATCTTTCCCGGCCTCGACCGTCAGCGTCTTTGACCCGGTGCCGATGGCCAGCGATGTCGTGCTCGTCGCGCTGGTGCCCGGCGCCGCGATTGCAGAAGCTGCCGAGGCCACGGCAAGCCCCGCCTGGTCGGTTGCCGTGTTGGCTGCGTTGGTAGCGGTCGTCTGTTTGTTGTTCACATCGGTTTGCAGCGCGTTCGCTTCGGTCGTAAAGGTCGAGAGCGCTGCCACCCAGGCGTCAGCCTTGTCGGCAAATTGCTGTGTCGTGTCGATGGCTTTGTTCGGTGCACTCGGTAATGGTGTTATTGCCATGTCGATATCTCCTTATGTCAGGCTCTCGATTTCGAGCGAAACGTGACTCTTCAGCGGGCCGGGGATGCTAATCGTAAATGTCTTGTAAAATCCGTAAATTGTCATGTAGTCGAACGACTGCTTGCCATCTCCGCCGATCCACACGACAGGCGTTGACCTGAGTTCTGCCAATCGCCGGTAGACATGGTCAATCTCGCTGTTGTCGATTTGGCAGTCGCACGTCATTGTCCGGGAGTAGACCCTCTGCAATACCGTTGTCACCCCAAACACATCGGTCTCTTTTTTGGAGTAGTCGACAATCCCCAGCCCAATGCCCCATTGTGAGCTGCCGATGGACACTGCGTTTCCGTAAACGATCGTGCCGACATACAGTGACGCGGTCGTTGTCTTTACCGTCACCTGTAGGCGGGAGCCATAATAGACAGGGATATCGGTTACAACGAGGCTGGTTTTCGGGTCGCCGACCGCGAAGAAGTACCAGTACCAGTCAGGTACTACGTCTTCAGCCCAATAGATCAGTGAGTGCGTTGCAGTCCACAGCACGGCATCGGCAGCGCTCAACACCTCGATCACAACTTCAGTACCGCCCGAGATATCGAGGATCGCTACCGAGTTGGTATAGTCGCTATCTGTAAGGGCAAACTTGACGACGATGTTTGACGTTGAGTATGTGGCCGATCCGACAGCCTGATCAAACATTTTCCAGCGGTTCGTTGCGCTTATCTCGATCCAATATCCATCAGTCGTTGACGGATTGTGATTGATGTTACCGCCGGCAATCGACTCATAGATTTTGTGGACACCGGTCGTCATGAAACATCTCTGCCCGGCCGTGTATGTCGTCGCCGCCGACCATGCAGACAACCCGGTTTCAGTCTCAGCAACAGAGTGAGATAGGAGGTTCGTGTCGGTTACGGATACCGGTTTGATTGCCTTCATTTGATCCGCCTCCCGGCCAAAAATGTGCTTGGTGAAATTGGTATCGTTTGCCCGGTCCCGAAATAACAGCGGAGGTCTATGATATCGCCGGCGGCAAGCAATATGGGGCCTGACGATGTGGCGACGATGTTTTCACTTGCCGAGGTTGCCCTGTGCAAAACAATGAGCGAACTCCCGTTTTTGAACAGAACCGATTGCCTTGTCTGGCTGGTTGCATCGGTGGAATGCACTGCACAGGCAAATTCATAGATCCCGGCCGCCGACGCGGTAAACTGAGAATTGGCAATGTCGACACAGCCCGAGTAATCGAAAGAGAGCGTATCGAGCGCAACCTTGGTATATGTGGTCGCCGATATTACCTGGGTCGCCCCGAGCGTCATTCTAAAAATACACGAGTCTTCGAGCGGCAAAAACGTCATGGCGGTCGTCGCACTGGTCGGGATAACCAGTGCCCGATTGCCGATATCGGTCTGCATGATACCCTGGCCGAGAACCAGTTTTGACTGCTGTGCCAGCTCGGTAATCCGGCTTTTCAGCGCCCTATAGAACACACTCAGTGCCATTACAGATTACCCGCGTCGAGGTAAAGGCCGTCGTATTCAATCCGCCTGAGGCTGTCGGCCGTCTTCGACGTGCTCTTTGCTATTGCCAGATTACCGCTTGCGATCTCCTGCTTTACCGCTCTCAGCTCTTCGACCAATTTGCTTTCAGCCGAGCCTGAGCCAAAAACAGCCCTGGGGTTGATTGCTGGCATATTGGCATACTCAGGCAACCCTGCCGCTTTCCCAGTGATCTTCTCCAGGCTTCCGACAGTGGACATTACCCCCCAATAGGCCCGCGCATAATCGGCGGCAGTTGCGTAATCTTCTTTGTTGATCTTGATGTCGTCGAGGATGTCTGAAATCTTATCCAGCCCGGTAAAATTCCCCTTCTTGGCATTTGCCAGCAGGCCGTTGAGCTTGCCGATAGCGACATCGGTCGTTGTCGATTCGTCGGCAATACCAGCCATTTGATCCTTGAACGATTTCAGCGATGCGTTGGCTTCCTTGAATTTCGCCGAGGTGATTTCCTGAATCTGCAGGGTTGCCAATTTTTGAATGTTTGCGATCTGGGATGCAGATGCTCCATACTCCTTCGCCGCTTTGATATCTTCTGCGAGCTGTTGTTTGATGTCGTAAATCTCTTTCTGTTCCGGGGTCATGCCGATCGTTGTCAGTCCGTAGGTGGTCGATTTCATAATCCCCTTCACCGCGTCGCTGTTCGGGCCGAACAATTTGCCCTTCTCCAGCTCCCTTATCATATATGCGGATTTTATCTGCGAATCTGTAGCCCCGTTCTCCTTCATGTTCTTTGCGAGATCGGCATATTCTTTATTGATATCTCTGAGCGCAAACTGTGTATCGTTCAAGGTGAGGGCGGCTTTCTTGTCGCCTAAATTATCTGTAAGATTTTTTAGGGTATCCGCCCGCTGTTTGTCGATCTCTGCAAGTTCCAGACTACGCGCTCGCTCGGCAGCAGTGAGTTGCGCTTGTGTCGCTTTGGCTTCCTTCAGGGCCTTGATGAGCTCGTCGTATTCGACATTCACCCGCCGAACCGACGATTGATAATCGGTATGAGTGAGGTCAAAAATCGTGGTATTGACCCCGGCCATCATATCTCCCAGGTTCCCCCCAGCGGCGTAGGTGTCGGCGTTGATCAGGTCGAGGATCGCCCGGTATTTTTTGGTTGACTTCTGGTTGATGATATATTCTCGGCCCATTGCCAACTGCGGCCTGCCGTTGACGGTGCCGAGATACAAATCATCTCTTGTCCCGGACCCACCCTGGAGCATTCCCCCGCCAGCGTAGCCGATATATCCACCGGCGCTGTTCTCGTTTGATTGTGTTTCCGTAACAGCCATGTTGCCAGCGGCTCTCGACATCACCTTGGATGCATCGTATGCCGTGTCGGCTAAATCCCATACACCCTGAGAGAGCATCCTGATATAATCCGATGCTGATACAAACCTCCCGTTAGCGAGCTGCACGTCATCGGCTGCATTACGGATTTTGGTCCCAAGGGAGTTAAAATCAGACGCCGCTGACGATATGTCGCTCTCCATCGAGCCGGTGCTGGATGTGAGTTCTGACGCGGCATTATCCGCTTTATACAGCGCTCCTCCTAGATCGTTGATGTTGTTCTCCATACTATCGGTGCTGGCAGTTACCCCATCAATCGCATTTTGCATCTCGGCTGCACTAACGTTGAACGCCGTACTCCACTGGTGCCCAGCAGCGGCTGTCTCGTTGAATTGCAGCCCGAGCGTAGATGTTGATCTGGTCAGGGTCAAAAGTCCAGATTCGGCATCATAGGAAGCAGTCTTGTATTTCGACAACGTCGGCACCGTCGACAGGATCGACCCTTGGACATCTGACATTCCGCTTGCGAACTGTACCAGCATGTCCGGGGTAATGCCGTATTCGTCAATTTCAGCCGATGCCGATGGACGGTTCTGTTTTGCAAAATATCCGGTAGCGACCAGCGCGGCAGCAGCGATCGGGATTGCATATGCTGCACCAGCCGCTGCCCCTGCCGCCATGCTGCCGCTTGCAGCGCTACCCCCGGCAGCAGCCGACGACGTGGTCGCCGCCTGACCGGCAAGATACGATGACTCCGCAGCAGCCAGCGACGACGAGGCCGAACCCATCCCATATGAGGCCATGACGCCTTGCGCCGATGTAGCCGCCGATGTCGCGGCCACCGTGCCGACCTCTTTCCCGACTTCAATCCCGACCTTGCCCGCGAGGCTTTTCGCCATCTCGGTAGCCGCACCCTTTTCGACCAATCCGAGTGTCACCGCGCCATTGTAGGCCGATGCCGCCCCGAGACCGAGCTGTACCGCTCCTGCTCCGGAGTTGCCATTGCTCATATTTTTGGCACCGGAGTACAGCCCGTAAGCACCACCGGCAAGGGCCAGCCCCCCGCCGACCATGCCCCATCCTGACACTGCTCCGGTTCCCGCTGTTCCAACTCCTCCGCCCGATCCGCCCGATCCTCCGCTGAACAGCGACGATACCCCGCTGCCGAGACTGCCGAAGAAATCTCCGAAGCCGGTAAATTCGCCCATGAACAGCTTTTTGATGCCGCTCATGATGATCGCTGCGGCCATCTCCGCGAGCATCCTCTTGAAGATGTCGAGGATGCTGTCCATCGAAAAGTCGAAATCGTAGATCATGTCAGCCAGCGACGACTGAATCGACCCGAGCGCGTTGGACCACTCCGACACGATTACCGATGTCGACTGCTCGGCATTCTCGGCGATATCGCCAGAAGCCCGCTCGTCTGCTTCTACCTTGCCCCGTGCGAACTTCTGCCACCCGTCTTCGAGCTTGTCGAGTGATTCCCATTCAGCCGCGCTGCGCTTATCGACACCGGCCCTTACCAGCATGGTGAGTCTTGCTTCTTCGGCGGCGTAGGCGGTCGTCACCTGCTTTTTCAGCTCGATACTGGCCCCGGCCGCTTCCATGTCAGCGGCCTTGCGATTCTGCAGCTCTCGCAATTCGTAGGCAGTCTGAGTCATTGACTCTTTCGCCATCATGTCGGTCAGGCGTTCGGCGAGCTGCTTCTGTGTATCGTATGTCCGCTGCGCCTCTTTGCGCTGGGCCGCGCCGGCAGAGGTCGACAGCCCTCCCACGGCCTTAAAATGCTTCGTTTCTGCGGCGGTAACTGCGGCTACGTTCTTGGGCCGCTGATGCCATGAATCAACGTATGCGCTGCCGGTGGCCTCGATCGTGTTCTTTTCGGTCTTCAACGCGGCAATCGACTCGTCGATGGCCTTCAGCTCATCCTGCTTCGCTTTTCGCTGTTCGGGAGTAAAAGCCCATGACTGTGCAACATCCTTTCGCTTTTCCGCCTGTTCTGCGAGTTTGTTATTTACCTCGGAGACGCCAGGGACGATCTTCTTGAGCGCGGCGTCCAACTCTTCGGCATTCGAGGTGGCATATTCAAGGAAAGACAACTCGCCCGCCTTCACCGCCCGGAGCCCTTCAAGCGATCTGCCGATGTTACCGACGATCTCTACCGCTCGGCTGCCAAGGTTGATGATCTCGGTAAACAGGCTGATGATTCCTTCGCGGTTATTGTCGATCGTGCTGGACAAATTCTGCACCGCCTCGACAATCCCTGATGTCGCCCCGCTGGCCTTGTTGGTCTCGGCGATAATCGACTCGATCACCGTCCGCAGATCGGTGAACGCCTGCGATACGGTGGTCGCCATCTGCGAGTATTCGCGCTCGATGGCGTCTTTCTGTGACAGCAGCGCCTTGGTAACAACCTCGCCGGTAAGTTTGCCTTCTTTCGCCATCGCCCGGAGCTGGCCGATATCCACCCCGATGCCGTCGGCGATAGCCTTCGCCAGACGCGGTGTCTGCTCCATCACCGAGTTAAGTTCTTCTCCCCGGAGCGCCCCGGACGCGATACCTTGCGATAATTGGATAAGCGCGGCCCCGGCCTCGGTCGCGTTTGCACCGGATACCAGGATAGCCTTGTTGATTGATTCGGTGATTGTCAGCAGGTCGGCCTGGCTGGTCCCGAGGGTTTCGGTCGAGCGAGCCATGCGGGTATACAGTTCAATCGTCCCGCCCATTCCCTGATGGGTGCGGAGGCTGATCTCGTAGAGTGATTTTTGAACACTGGTGAGGTTTTCCGCCCCGGTCGTAACCAGCTTGAGGCGCGATTCCAAAAGAGTATACTGATCGGCAATATTGAGCACTTGCCGACCGACTGAGGCAATAGAAGCGATAGACAGGGCGGCGATTGCGGTCTTTGCGACACCGCCAAAAGCGGAAAATGATCTGCTGGACTTGTCGATACTGGACGTGACGGCAGCTATCTGCGCTTTGGATAGGCCGAACTGATGGCCCATCTTCTTAATTTCGGTCGATGACAACCCGGCAGACTTGGCAATGTTCCGCAGCGCGGTCTCCTGCCCCTTCGCCGCCGAGGTCTGCAGCATCTTTGTTTGCAGCTTCTGAAACTCCGCACCGGTCGTGCCGGTCAGTTTTTGGAGTTTGCCGAGGTCGACGCCGAGCTTGCCGAAGGTGTCGCCGGTGACTTTCGAGGATCGCTGTAGGGTGCCGAGGTCAGCGATCAACTTCTTGGTGCCGCCGCCGACCTGGCCTGGAGACAATGCGTTGTTCAGGGCATTGCTCATGCCCTTGGCCGACTCAGTGACGATCTGCCGGGCCTTGCCCATGTCCTTCTGTAGCTGGGTCGAGTCGCCCTTTATTTCAACGTATACGCCAGGTATCTTCATCGACTCTCCCGATCTTCCCGGATGGATTGCAGCGCCGCCCGTTCCATGATTTGGAACCCCTCAAACACGTCGATCTCGTCGTCAGGGTCGATCCCTCTCGACCTCATCACCCGGTCGAGAGGTACGTAATTCAATCCGACCGGCCCTGCCGGGCCCATGATCCACTGGGTGAGCATCCCCCGGAACACACTGACAGTCTGCATGTTGTCCGGGTAGATGCCATCGGCCGAATGCCTGAACTGCTCTGAATCGCTCACCAGGTCAGCTGGGAGGCCAAATCTCCCCGCCGCCTCTTCAACCGAGCGGCCGCCGCTGACCAGTTCGACGGCGGCCGCTTCTAGTTTTTTACGCGGCTCTCGTACAGTTGCCGGTTGTACTCGACCCAGATTTCCATGGCCGCGGCCGGGTAATTTTCCAGAAACAGCGCCAGGTTTTCCTTGCTGAACTCAGCGTCGAAACCATCCCAGCCGAGCACTACATCATTGGCGATGGTTTCCGGGAGCTGCTTTTCTTTCTCGGATTCGAGGAAGGCCAGCATCTCTTTGCGGGTCCGGTACCTGAACGTCAGCGACACAGTCGCGGGCTCGGGCTGGCCGGGGACAGTAACCTTTACTTCGGTCGTGAACTTCGGATCAGGTGTGATTTTCAGCATGTTTTCACCTGATTAAGAAGCGTAGTAGGTCGGGGTGCCGTTCATCGTGATAACGGCCGAAGTCGTCACAAGACCCTGCGCCTGGCCACCTGGGAGACCGGTATAGCCAACGTATCCGGCGAAATACAACACCTTGCCGCCGGTGCCGAACGTGAATTTGAACACCCGCCGCGCCTGGTTGTCAGAGGCCAGTTTCATAGCCGCCTGACCGGTATCGGTCATATCCCAGATGTGATCCATGCTGAAAGAGATGGCCGATGGCAGGCCCGGAATCTGGCTTTTGGCGTTGCTGTGGATGGTGGTCGTGTCGATGAAATCGAACTCGCCACCGGAAGCGGAGATGGATGTCGCAGAGGTGATGGAGGTTCCGAGCGTTACCTCTTCAGCGCCGCCCGAGGTGAAGGTATCGAACAAAGTGGTGTCGACGCCTTCCAATTCAAAGGTGTCGACGGCGGCATTGGCCACCCTGACCACCTTCTCGTTGAGTTGGTGCATCCCGTTGATGGTCAGATACAGGATGTCGCCGTTGGAGAATCCATGCGCGACGCTCGTTGCTACGCCGGGATTGGCTTTGGTGATGCCGGTGATGGCTTTCGATGCGGCCAGGGCCGACTGCATCGCTACGGCTACGTTTTTCCAGACAATCGGAGTTGCCATTGTGATACCTCATGAGTTTTTGCGTTACCCATGAGGCTGATCATCAGCGTGATGGCAAACCGTCCGGCCGTGTCCGTAGAGAGGGCGGGATAGTGCTTATTAATTTGGTCTTGATTCCTTCAACAACTGTTCAGCAAGAGCGATAAAATGCTTTGCCGTCCTAACCAACAACATTAACAGTTCTTTCGCCGTTATCATAGTTTTTTCAGGAGTAGATGATACTCGATTATGTAGCGGTAAACCCCATCCTCAATTAACGGCTGGGCGATATCACGTTCCATTGGCCCGACCTGCTGGTACCCGGTAAGCGTTATCTGGCACTCGTCAAATAAGGTAAAAACCAGCTCGGAAATCGTGTGCATTGTCGTTGCGTCTGTGGCACATACCGAGATTTCAATCAGTACATCATTCCAGGTATGCGACAGCTCATATCTCGGAACCTCTGAGATGATCGACGCCACCACATACGGGGCCGCCGTGCCGACCGGCGCCTGAATCGGGAAATACCGGCCGCCGATCGCCGTTGATAAGGCCGATCCGGTGAATTTGGTATAGAGCCCGTCAAGTACCGTCTTCATTTTTTGAATAGCTCAATGGCTTTACGAACACCCTGCTCTTTGGCCGTCCGCATGAACGGATGCGCCGGGACCCGCTCGCCAGTTACCCGGCCCCATGCAATTTTTACATGGCCGTATTCAACCAGATGAGCGTGCGGTGCCCTCGATTCGACGATATAGCCGCCGTCCTCGAACTTCGACTTCTTTTTTCTGATGGTGCGCCTGAGCATCCCGGTCTTGTCGGCAAAAGCTGATGATGTCTTCGCTTCGCTCTGCACCAGGTCGGCGACGATATCGAGATTCTGCGCGATGGCGTCCTTGACCGCGTCAAGTTGGTCGTCCATGCCGGACCAATCTATGCGGACGTTGGCCTTGATCATATCGTTTCCACCGCGGAGATTTCGAGCCACTTATCAAGCTCATCAATATTGATGATCGCCGTGATATCGAAATACCGACCGCTGCGAACCAGACGCATCCCCAGAGTCACCCCAGCCAGATATCGACACCAGAACCGCACCTCGGCTTTTCCGGTCTCGCGCCGTGATTCTTCCGCTTCTCGCCCCCGGATCGGCATGATCTTTGCCCACACCGTCGCAAACGTCGTCCAGGTGTTCACCACTTCGCCTGATGTGCTCCGCGAAGCGCTCGGTTGTTCGATGGTGATCAGGTGACGCAGTTCGCCGGGGTTGAGTCGGAATCCAGCCATCACATCCTCTTTGCCGATTCCATAGCGAAATAGTGCGATGCAGCCCGCGGCAACATCGCCGGACCTTCACCGGAGAACTTGCCAATCACCGTATCGCCTCGTTCTTCGTAGAGGTCGGTGACGACCAGCTTCATTCCGACCATCAGTCCGGCCGGAATCTCCCCGATGAAAAACTGTCCCGGCCCTGCCGAGGTAATATCAATTGCCGCCCCGCCGGCGGTCGCCGCCAGTTTTAATGTGTTACCGATCGCATCCCGCACATAATAATCGGTCAGCGCCGCAAGCCCGCCCGGGAGCGTGCCGCCCGACACCGACAACCTAACCACGTCGCCATCGGTAAACGGATGGTTGGCAGCAGTGATGGTATCGGTTGAGGTGTTGACCGAAAATGGCGCCACATACCCACATCGGAACCGGATATGAATAGGATTCATCGGCGCAAGCGTATCGGATGGCCATGATTTGCCATAACCAAGCACCACCCGGCCGTACATGCTCGAAGTGTCGACATCGTAATCGTCAGTCGGCATCGCGTTCACTACGCCATCGGTGTTGGTGTAGTGAACAAACTCAACCAGGCGCAGCGGCGGCAACGGGATCTCGATCTCGTCGCTGTTCGGCCATGCGTCGAGGTAAAGATCCCATATTTGCAGTACCAGCGCTCGCCATGTCTCAGTTTCAGCCACCGACCGCGCAGCCGAGATGATAGAGCTGAGCAGCGCATCCTCTGAGGCATACGCAGCAGCACCGGCCGCATCGGCTGCGAGTCGAAGGTGCAATTTCGCCTCGGTCAGGTGCATCGGCTCGGCGGCCGGGGCTGAACACTGAGATAATCGCAGCGGCATGGATTACGCAGCCTCGATTATGTAGGTCAGGATAACGTCGATATGGGTAGCAGTGGCCAGGTTGCTCCCTGCCGCTTGCTTCGAGACATAAACAGCCGTCCCCTCGTCCATGGCAACAAAACTTGCGCCATCAGCCAATACGGTGACGTTGGCCGAGTTCGGCTTGACGACTGCGCTCTGAGTCAAAGCGGCGACAGCGGCAACGAACGGCCTTACTGCATTGCCGCCACTGGTGGCAACGATGTCAACCGATGTCGCGGTCTGAGCCGCGCCGCCGATGGCAATCATCGTCAGATCGGTGAACCTGTACTTGTACCCTGTCAGTTCCGGCAGGATCTCAAGGCCAGCGTTTACCTGTGCTGTGGTAGCCCTTACCCGCAGGTTGAGCGCCACCCCGACCGGGATCGACCCTGATTCAAAATTGACGATCCCGCCGGAGGCGACTGTCATTTCGCCGCCGCCATGCGCCCCATAGATCTTAGTGTTCTGGTAACTCATAATTTACCTCTCCTGCGCGGTTTCGGCATTGCTGCGTTTTCCGGCGGCTCAATGGTCGCAGTTTCAGCGATGGCAACGGCATATCCGCCCCGGACCAGATCGGAGCCCATCTTGTCCGGCACCTCTATCTCGGCCCCTGGACCGGCGTTGTATCCGGGCCCTGCCATCGCTGTTTTCATTCGCACTTTCATCTCAAATCCCCATCACAACGCCCCGGTTATTCACCGGGGCAATTGATTACGCAGCTTCAGCCGGAGATGCAAGGATGGTAGTCTTCAGCGCGGTGGCGGCCGCGTCCGGCATCACTCGTCCGTTGTAGCGGATAGCGGTGATACCGAGGATTACGGCATTCTGTGCCGCCGGGGTGATGTTGCACTGAAGATACCGCTCCCGCGGCTTGTGAACATCAACCACGATGCATGATTTGGCCAGAGCAGCGTTGGCGGCGGTGACGGTGTGGGCCGCGGTGCCGGACAGCGTTGCCATTCCAGAGGTCGAGTTCGCCGTGTTCTGCTCGACATACACATCGAGCGTCCCGCCGGCGATGATGGTGCCGAGTTCGGCGACAAAGATGCAGCCCTCGTAATTCGCCATATCGACGATATCGGAGGTCCGTTTCGTGGTGCCAGCGGCATAGTAGCCGAGCACCTGATCTATCTTCAATTCGGAGGAAAGGTTCATTATTGTTCTCCTGGTAGTTTTCGGTTATCAGCCGAGTTTCACGCGGACAAACGCCTCTTCCAGCACCGGCATCCCGTCGGACGACATCCGGCCAATCAGCCCGGTCTGGTTGGTTTCGGCGTAGAGCTCGACCAATCGCTGGATGGTCATATCGGTGGCATCGGCAATCCAGTAATAGGAGAAGTCGCCCAGCAACCCGACATAGAGGCCGGTGGTGAAGGTGTTCGGAGCATATTCGGTCATATGAACCGGTCGCCCGAGCAGCATATCCGGCTCTCCTGCCCTGACCGACTCGCGCCAGATGTACTGTCCATCTGCATCCTTTATCTTGGCAAGGATCTTCAGGCAGTCGCGATGGAACATCCAGTCGGCGCGGTTCCAATACTGGCCCTTGAGCGTGTATTTCGCGGCGATCAACCCGTCGAATGTCGGGAATGTGGCCTCATTACCCTCGCTCACGTCGCGGCCGGTCGAGATGCCATCATTACTAGCCGTGAACAGCCCGAGCGGCTGGCCGGCCCCGGTGCCGGAGAGAAACGCTTTTTCGTGGGAGATGCCGAACTTGTAGGTGAGGCGGTCGCGGACAAAGCCCTCGATCCCGGGCAGCCGCTGCAGTAACTCGTTGGAAATCTTCATCCGCTTAGCCAGCGGCTTCTGGGGATAGAGATTGCGCTTGCCGAATGCCATGGTCGAATCTTCCGATCCGGTAGCCAGCTCGGTTGTCCAGTCGGCGTCGGCCGGATCAGCGGTCAGCGTCGGGATGCCGAGGCTGGTGGCACTCGGAACCGAGAACTTGGTAGCCCGCTGGCGGATGAATACCATATCGTCGATGCCCTTGAGAATCTGCCCGACCATCTGCTCCGGCAGCAGCAGAAAACCGCCCTGCGTCCCGGTGCCGGCCGACAGGGCACGGACCTCGTCCTGGTTAAGTCCGGCGTTGCCGAATGCGCAAAATTTGACGAATGCGGCCCGGTATTCGTCGGTCCCGAGCGGAGACGTGCTGGCGGTCTCCTTCTTCTTCCCAGGTTCGCCCCTGATCTCCAGCTCGGCGGCTTCGCGGTCAAGTTCCTGCTGCCGCTCTTCGCGGGAGACGTGGTCTTTCAGTCGCTGCGATTCGGCGATGAGATTGTTATACTGTGTGGTTTCCTCGTCGGTCATCTGGCGTTTTCCCGCTTCGACTTTGTCGAGGATTGCGCGGGCGTCGGCGATGGCCTTGCCACGCTGGTTTCTGAGCTCTTTTAAATCGGCCATGGTTTTACCTCTTATGGTTATGTTTTCGGCCATCGCATCAGGCCCTGTGCCTGACAACTATTCTATTTCCAACAACTCCAGCCGGCGGCGGTGGATGCTGTAGTCCGGCGGCGGTTCGTGCTGTTTTTTCCATTCCTGCAGGCTGCGGACGGCGACATCGGTCTGTGTGTAGGCCGGATATGTCACCGGGGAGACATCATAAAGATGAACAGATGTTAATGTGCGGATATCGGCGCCGTCGTCACCCTTACCCCAGTTTGAGCCGTTCGGCTTGACCGAGAATGCGAATGACATCTGCGTCACGTCACCCCGGTCCATGCTGGTCATCAGGTCGCGGGCAAGCTGCGTGTCAGGCGGGGTTATTTCGATTGCCAGACCGCGTGCGTCTTCTTTTAGCGACAGTGTCTTGGCGATGCTACGGCCGAGGATGTGGTCGGGGTTGTGGTTCCACAGCGCCCTGACATCGTCCTGCACGATCGCTTCGGAGAAAGCGCCTGGAGCGATCTGTTCCCTGAATCCTCCCAGATCCTCCGACAGCGTATTAAATAGAGCGGCATGACCGATGATTTTAGGTGGCTCATCGGCTCTTTTCTCGACTCTAAAATCAACGGTCATCGTCCGCCGTTCAACATCCTTCATTTTACACCTCCCCGCCCTGCTTCGCGGGCTGATCCGGCCTTCCGGCCTGATCGATCGGAATCATGTTAAGGGGGACGAATGCCGTGTCTCCACCTTCCTCTGGGTTTTCGTTCTCCAGCGCCCGTATCTGATTCGGGGTGATGCTCCCAACCTCGAATCTCGACTTGTAATATGCGGCCCTGGCCGCAGCATCGCCCCGCAGCAATCCCATTGCCGAGAATTCGGCGAAGTAGCCGCGGCTCCGATCTGCATCGCTGATCAGGTCGCGTGATATCGCCTGTTCGATCCGCACCAGCCACGGCATCAGCGTTGATGTGACGAAGTCGATGCTCTGCTGTTCGATATTCGAGAATGTGGCCTTGTCCAAGTCGCCGATCATGTGCGGCGGGATGCGGAATATCCCGGCTATTTCCGAACGGGAGAATTTGCGGCTGTCGAGATACTGCGCGTCTTCCGCGGTCATTCCGATCTTCGACAGCTTCATGCCTTCTTCGAGGATGATGCTTTTGTTGGCGTTGACCACCCCACCGAAGTTGCGATCCAGGCTTTCCTGCAGGTTCTTGAACCCGGACTGGTTGAGCTTTTTTGGATGTTCGATGATGGTTCCGATGTGGGTGCCGTTGCGGAACAACCGGGACCCGAACTCTTTGATTGCCAGCGACGCCCCGACCGTCTCACGGTGGTAGGAAATCGGAGATAGTCCGGTGTAGCCGCCATCGGTCGACATCCCGGCGACGTGGAATACCTCATTCTGAAGCAGGACCTCTTCCCTTCCGCTCTCCGGCCAATATTTGTATCCCCGCCGGCCATCGCTGGTACGGAACACCGCAACCCGGTCAGGCTCAAGCGGAATCAATTCGCCGACAGCCGAGCCGCCGGTCGGGACAATCCGGCTGATCGCGTTGCCGCGGAGTGCAGTGGTTGCAGTGATCAGTTCGCGGAACTCGAAACTTGTCTGGCGTCGGTTGGGTCGGGAATGGAGAATATCATAGAGAGGATGGCCGTCGGCGCGGTCTTTGCCGTTGCCATTCTTGCGCCGGCGGTAAACGTGGAGGGGGAGTTGTGCAACACTCTCGGCAAGGACGCGAACACAGGAAAAAACAGCCGCTTCGCGCATCGCAACATCAGGCGTGACGGCAATCCCGGCCGCGGTGTTGGCCGATCCGCCGAAAATCTCGGCAATAACCGGGTCGCGGGGATGCGAGATGGTTGACCGGTGCTCGATCGCTCTCGCCAGAAGGCTCATTGCTCTTTCCGCCTTTCAGGAGTAGCCAGAAACACCCCTCCGCAGAGCATAATCGCCCCGCATGCCGTGAAAGCGAGCCACGGCTCAAGCAAAAAAAGGCCGTATCCAAGCATGGATAGGCCAAAAAGTGCAAGTAAATCGGGGAGTATTTTCAATATTCCGGCCGTATGGTTGCCGAGTTTTCTCGATCGTAGAAAACCCATCTAGCGCAGATCATACTTCCGTTTTTGCGGAATTACAACAAGATTTACTGTTTTGCGGAATTATTTTTCATTTTTTTCCGTTTTATCGGAATTTATATTGTCAAAATCCCCCTGTCTTCATAAACCGACCTGCCACCCCGCGCCTCAGGGTCCATCGCCATTAACGCCACGGCCATAAAAACAGCCACCAACGGGTCTATCTTAGCCGTTCCAGATGCCTGTTTGGTTATCAGGATCGCATTACCCCTCGGCTCTACCCTTGCGTTGCCGACGCACCAGTTCATCAGATTCTGCCCGCCATGCCTGATAACCTTCTCTGCGACCCGGCGTTCGGTCGTCTTTATCGCTCCGTTTAGCCTCCAGCCCTGAGGAATACCGACAATGCGGTCGTGCTCGATCCCCCGAACCTGCAGATCATCAACAATATCACCGATTCCGGATGGATCGACACCGATCCGATCTAAAAGCCCGGAGTCGTCGCACCGCTGCACAATATCTCCGGCCTGCTGAATGTCCTGCCCGATCTCGTCGACAATCACAAGGTCTCCATCTCGCTGGAAATCACGATATCGCCCTGACTCCGACTTTCGCCTCTCAAGAGCAATTGGGTGTATCCATGCCCGCGTCCACAGCAACCATTCACGCGTATCTGCATCGCGCCCGAGCACCGCCAGCCCGAGCATATCGTCAAGGCCGCCGCCGTCGATGCCGATCGTGATTACCTCTGAGTTGGTGATGATGTCATCCAGTGTTACATTCCCGGCGCACGATTCCCAGAAATCAGTCCCGGCCCATCGCTGCGACCGCAGGGCGAGTCCGATCTCGACATTCAGGTGTTTCGCCAGGAAACCGCACATCGATTCCTCCCCGTCCTCTTCGGCGATCTTGAACTTGCGCTCAATAAAGGGGATGTCCACCGACAGCCCGAGATTTGGATTCGTGATGTAGAAGTTCTCCGGCAGTTTATATGCCTCTTCCCGCACCATTGCTCCGGGGAATTCGTACAAGATCGGCATAAAGGCCGGATCCTGGATCGACCCATCGCGCACACCGCGGGCATAGAGCAATTTTTTGCGGAAGATTCCGGCCGGCGCCTTGTCGGATTGCGTCGTCAGATAGACTGTAAACCCCTCCGGCCGCGACGCCTGCCCTCCTGTGGCCTCTGTGAGCATATTTTCGGCGTTTGGTTTTTCCCCGAACAGCCACAGCTCGTCGATCAATACTCCCGTTGCTTTTTTCCCTGAAACAGTATCCTTGTCGGCCGCCACCACCTTCAGCACGGTGCCATTCTCCCGGTGGGTGATGGTCCGCAGGTGGTCCTGGACATGAAACAGACTGTCAAGCTCTTCATCAAGTTTGATCATCCACCGCGCCGGAGTGTAACTGTTTCCGGCAACCTCGATCGTCGGCGCCAGGATCAGAAACTCGGCTCCAGGCCGCCAGTTGATGATTGCCGCCGTCAGCATCAGGCCCGCAGCGATTGTCGATTTCGTGTTCTTTTTGGCGATATGCAGCAGGAACTCGGAGATAAGCCGCCTACCTTCGTTTTGGTCATAGGCGCCGAATATCGCGGCGACGAAGTCGAACACCCACGGCCGGCAGACTTCGCCCATGGTCGGCTGGCCCGGTACATCATAGATGCGGAGCTGCTTGAACACAGATAGCGCGAACTCGGCATAATCAGGGAATAGTGGTGGGCATGGAACCAAGGATTCCCCGGCTATTATCCGGCGCTCCCAATCTGGGCAGGATGTAGACCAAATCATCTTCTTCCGGCGCTGATGTTAACCACCTTGGGAGCAGCGCCGGCAGAGAATTTACCGCCCGCCGCCTTCTTCGCTGCCTCTTCACGTTCATCCCGCTTTCCTTTCTCGCCGGCTTTTGCATGGACGAATGGGGCCGCCGCTTGTGCCATTCTCATTCGATCAGCTTTTGATTCGTTCGGATCGTTCATGATCTTGAGCATAAATTCAAGCGGAGTTAATTGCTCTTTTTTTACTTCTTCGGCGATCACCTGCTTGACAATCTCACTCTCGGTATCGCTTTTTCTCTTCTTGTATTTTGTCCCTTTTGCCGGGCCAGACCCTGGCCTATACCCACCCCTTGGCATTATTTTTGCCCTCCTGTTTTGAACTTTTCATTCGGTTTGATAAAATATTCAATTTTAATTATACCACTTCAAAATTATTTATACAAATGTTCATACAATGGGTCTTAAATCCCTGCGTGGGGGCGCAAGTGGTCTCCAGGCTTAAAGGCTCCAGCGATCATACCGCCCCTCCCCGGCAGATGAGACAACCATCACCCCAACCGGTCGCGGGTCTCGCGCTCGGTCTTCTCCCAATGGCACTCAAGGCAAATGCACTGCTGATTATCATCGCTATCGCTACCTCCATCGCACAGCGGTATGATGTGGTCCACCTCACGCGCTGCTGTAATCTTTCCATCCCTTAAGCATGGCTGACAAAGGTAGCCATCTCTTAACAACACTCGCTGTCGTTGCCGTTGCCGAGGCCTACCTCGCTCTCTGGTTACGACTGGTGACGACGTAACGCTTATGTCGATTGCTTTTACCCTTGGCTTAATGGTTATCATCTCGTCTCATATTTGATAAACCGCTGATGTCCGTTATCAGGAATAAACTTCACCGTCATCTCGATCTTACCCGTCGTGCCACAGCCGTAACAGCGAAACGTATTATCGGCAAAGTCGATTACCATCGATCCAGTTTTCTCTTGATGGTACGGACACAGCACGGCCTTCTTTAACGTTCTTTTCCAGAACATCTATTCTCCTCCAACTAACGCTAAACAGTCACCACATTTAATCCATGTCACCCGACACCAAACATCATCATCAGTACATGGATCACGCCTGGATTTCAGATGTTGGCAATCGAACAATCTGCAATATGGGGCGTCGATTAAAGCGCAGCCATTACAGTATTGGCTATCCGGGATCTCTACTTTGACGACCACTCTCATTTCCCTTCTCCCAGTTTTTCAGCCCTGTCAATTGCCCCGTCCAGTACAAGGTCGAAATCGTCCCAATCAGCCACCTCACCGTTCAGGTGAAAACCATCAACACCATGAGAGTTTTCCATTATATATGAAAATTCTTTTACGATCTCCAACAGTTCTTGATGCGATGCGAGCAGGGCCTTTACATCAATTTCGTTACTCATGATTCCATCTCCTCCCTCGTCGGCCTGCGCCAGTGTTGCCACACGGTTGTCTCTCCCCGCGATGCCCATCTGTTCGTTCATCTTAAACACCTCCTATTTGTCCTGATTTTCCACCGCCACGTGATTTTCGATACCTTGTGCGAGTGTTTGCTCGTCTTTGGTTGAAAATTGAATGGCGGTGTATTTTTGCCTGTTTTTTTTAAAATGGCACTTCGTCAGAAATCGCCCGAGAGTGCGGAATATGGTATTCCTGCTCCTGTGGTGCCGATTCTCCACCGCTCCGCCCGTCGAGCATCTTCATTTCACGCGCCACAATCTCGGTGGTGTATCTTTCGCCGCCGTCCTTGTCGGTCCATTTCCGCGTCTGCAGCTTGCCCTCGATATAGACCTTCGATCCCTTGTGCAGGTATTCGCCGCAGATCTCGGCCAGCCGCCCCCAGGCCGTTACCCGGTGCCACTCGGTCTGGTCCTGCATCTGGCCGTCCTTGCCCTTGAAGCGCTCGGTTGTGGCGACTTTGAAGGATGCGGCAGCGGTCCCTGCCTGCGTATAGCGAATCTCAGGATCGCGCCCCAAATTGCCAATGATCATTACTCGGTTCAGCATTTCTTGTTCATCTCGTATTTTTGCGTCAAATTTCAATTTTCACCTCAAACCATCCTGACCTACACGCAACCATGCAATCGTTAAAATTCTTAGTCTCCCGTCTCATTCTCGTCGGCGGAATCGACCATGTTTTGGTATGGCCTCCACGGATACAAGGCGCACTGTTTCGCCGTGCATGTACCGATCAGCCTCTTCCAACCAGGGTCGGGCAGGCTGTCAATCGTCCCGCCCATGCACTGGAAGCACATCGCCCGCATTGCCTTTGCCCTGCTGGTGGGATCTGCAACAGCCTTTTTCAGCAGGTTGTGGTCAACTACTACGGTCACTCCGGCGTCTTCCCGTTCTTCCCGCACCCTAGCCATTCTTTCCGCAAATGTTTCTTCTGGCATTTAGATTCTCCTTAGTTTTTCAGCACCAGCCGCGTATATTCGGCCGCATACTCGAACTCCATTTCACCCAGTGCCCCATGCCGATTCTTTTTGATTTCGCACCTCAACCGGTGTTTCTCGGTCTTGTGCCGCGTCAGCATCAACCCAATGTCCGACACAGCGGCCCACTCCCCGGCGCCCTTCAATTCGAGGTTGTCGGTATTCCCGCGCCCCACGTCGTTACTCACCTGCGACAAACAGATCAGCGTCGCCCGCACAGCTTTTGCCAGCGACTGAAACCGCTTTGCCATCTCCGACTGTTCCTGATATTGGCTTTTCGCTTCCGGCCATCGGCAGTTCTGCACGTAGTCGATGAAGCCGATATCGACACCTCCCTGAAGGTCCGCTTTGCGAAATGCGGTCTCGATATCCTCCAGCCGGTAGATGTCGTCGTAGATCGCCAGCTTCGTCGTCAGCAAGCGCTGCTTTAACGCTTCGGCCGCGTCTTCTTCTTCGGCGTCGCGAAAATTGCCGGCAAGGATGCGGCCCGAGTAGATACCGGTGAAGTTGGCAATAATCCGCGCTACCACCTGCTCTTCGGTCATCTCGGTCGAGACAATCAAGATTGACGGCTCTTCCCCGGCCCTCAGCAGGTTGCATATCTGCTGCACCATAAACGCGGTCTTCCCGACCGATGTATAGCCGCCTACCGTCCAGATGTGGCCAGGGATGTACCGGATGTATCGCTGTTCGAAAGCGTCAATCCCGGTCGAATACCCGACCCGGCCGCGAAAGCGATTGGCGCTGATGTACTCATTCACCCGCTGCATAACCTCAGGTATTGCCGGCGCCTTCTTACCGGCCCGCATTTCGTGCTGATAGACCGCCATCGCCTGCGAGAGCATTGCGTCGGCGTCATCCGACATCGCAGCCGCCGACAGCCCGGTCTTGATTCGGCGCATTCTGGCTGCACTTGCGATCTCAGAGGCGTAGGACGTGATGCCCGGAGGGAATGCCAGTGACGATCCTTCCGACAAGTACGCGACCATCTGCGGGTGTTTTGTAGCGATTGACACCAGGTCGACAGGGCGCTTGCTCTGCCATTCGGTCATGATCGTGCTAAACGCCACCTGCGCCCGGTTGTCGATAAAATCTGTAGGCCGCACAACATCGGCTATCTTGACGATCCTGTCTGGCGCCATGAGCAATGAGCCAACAAGGGCCTGCTCCATCTGCATCATTGCCATTCGTCCTCTGTCGCTGCCGGCTGAATTTCGTCTTCCCATCGCTGGCCATTCAGCCACGTCGACGGCATCGGGATGTACTTGCCGTCCTCCTTGGTCCAATCTCTTGTTTTGGCATGGAGGGATACGGCTGTGATAATGCGCTGTGTCAGTTCCGAATCCGGCTTGATCTTGTCCCATGATTTTTTTGCCTTCAGTTTGTCGCGCTTTTTTGGGTAGGCTTCCCAGAAGAGGTCAAATGCTTCTCCGTTCTGGGGAGTGCAATGCGCTGGCTTTTTCGGCGCATTTGCACACATGTCTTTTTTCTTTTCATTCTTTATTCTTCTTGTTCCTGTACCGTCGCCTGTACCGTCGCCTGTACCGTCGCCTGTACCGTCGCCTGTGTTTGCAAGCTGGTATTTGAAATAATTATTGATTGTTATGATGTTTTTTCGCTTGTCCGTTTTTTGATGATTTTTTCGAGTTATCATCGAAGTGTTAGACAACTCTAACATGAACCTTCTGACCTTGCCTCTCGACCACCTCCAGCGACGTGCGAGATTGACCTCGGACCACGCCAAATCGCCGCATTTTACGTCTATCCTCATCCCTTGTATCCTGATGTAACCATCGGCGTGATTGGCCATCAGTATCATATCGACCCACGCTTGCCCCCTGGTGAATGGTTCGTCTTTCCATAGCGGATTATCTTGCAGCTTTCGATGCAGCTTGACCCATCCTTCACTCGACATTATCAGGCCTCGATAATCGTTTATGCCGCTGCTTCGCTGGCCAGCTCAACGTCAAAAAGCGTCGGCATTGAAACGTTCCGATCGGCCTGGTTGAGATACGATAACCCGTCAGTAAAATACTCTGGATTTAATTCGCAACCTATCCCATATCGACCGAGCATGACGGCACGATAAGGCACTGTGAACAGTCCTCCGAAGGGGTCATATACAACATCTCCGCGATTGCTGTATCGATTTATTATCCGGTCAACGATATCGATTTGCAATGGGCAAATGTGATTATTCAAACCCTTCTGTTTTTGGTTCCCGTTAAGCGTCCTCATACGGCAAACATCGTGCCAAACATCCTCATTATGCGATGGAGGATCGAGCAACATAAATGTCGATGGTAGTGATCCTGAAGCGTCAAGTTCTTCGCCTATTTTGACGTGTGATTCGTAGTCGTAGATGTTTTCAATCAACGCCTTTTTAAAGAGTTTCCTGATATGATCGATGGGGTATTGCCGCAGCTCTTCGACCGACAAAAATCTATCTCCTGACGATCTCCAAAACGCATGAGCGTCGATTTGCCAGCGTGACCGGCTGTACTCATCTTTGCTTTTGACCACCGGCTCGTCGGCGTAGGCCCTGCTGGTGTCGCTCGGCAATTTCCGCAGCAGGAGGATGTATTCAGGACATCCTACACCCATTTTTGAACCGTCCTTACACTGCTCGGTCCAGCCCAGGCGATACGTCTGGTTATTCTCCCTAACAACGTCTGTCACCACCGTAATCATGCCCATGTAGATGAACCCATGCCGCCGGTAATGCTGAATACAGGTAACGTGGAATGGATCGATAGACGGCATCCCGTATCCGGTGACACTTCCGAACATGACGCGGTCTTTAACGTGGATTGCTGCGATCCGGCCCGGCTTCAACACCCGCAGCAGCTCCGGTGTCAAAAAATCCATCTGATCGAAAAAGGTATCGTTGCTCTCGTTGTGGCCGAAGTCGTTGAATGATGGGCTGTATTCGTAGTGATTCGAGAACGGAATAGATGTGTGAATCAGATCAATACTGTTCGTCTCAATCAATCGCGTTTCATCAACACAATCATTGTTGACGGCCCGGTAATTCTTTCCTTCAACCTCGACCCGCTTGCACCCTATCGACCGTGATAACTCGCTCGCCATCCTGATCGTTGAAAGGCCGTGCTCCTTGATTATTTCGCTCATTTTCTCCACCATTTCGTTGTGTCGTTGCCACTTCTCTTGCAAGATATTCAACACCTGTTTTTCGGTATCCGTGTAGATGATATGAATGTGGCATTCTTCATCCTGCAGAAACCGATGTATCCTGTGAAGAGACTGGATGAAATCGTTGAATTTAAATCCTATTCCTAGATAGATAGCATTATGGCAATGCCGCTGAAAATTGCACCCTGACCCGCTCAAAATTGGCTTTGTGGCCAGGTATTGTGTCCTGCCTTCGGAGAAGTCGATGATCCTCTGCTCCCTGATTTCCAGGTCGAGCGATCCGTAAACCTCAGATGCTTTCGGCAGGGCCTTTTTGATCGCGTGCCGCTCCACCTCCTGGTCGTGCCAGATAATGAAATTCTCTCCCGGGTAATTGCCGATGATTTCCAGCATCTTGTCGATACGATCATCCAGGCTGCGCCGCTTTTCCTTGCTGGCATCTTGGATCGACAGGGCCGCATTTCCGAACATTGACATCTGTCCGTTTCGATCAGTCCTGAAGCTCAACCCAGCGTCAACCTGATGATAATGCACGTGCAACTTCGGCAGGTCGTACCCGAGGTCGGAATATCCAAGGTCAGACGGACGCTGCAGGAAGATCGCCCATGAATTGAGCCAGAACCAGAACTCTCGCTCTTTATGAGGATAGAGTGTCAGGTTGTTGGCCTTCTGGCTATCGCGCTGGAAAAACCTTGTAAGGGCCTGGCCAGTGTCCATGATCCCGAGAAACCCGGCGTAATGGATCAGCTCTTTGTATCGGTTCGGCGATGGCGTAGCGGTGGCGACAAAGCGATATTTCACCTGCTGGAACAGCGTTAAAAACTCCTGGTACGTTTTTGACCCATAACTGCGTAAAACACTAGCCTCGTCGAGCGAAACCGCCGTAAACATGTTAGGGTCGAGGCGGCCGTCGCGCACGCTCTCATAATTGGTGATGTATTGCCCATCGCCACCGACGTCGTCGGACCATTTTACAAATTTGATATCGATTCCGAGTTTGCCGGCATCGGTTTTGAACTCTTGCCGAACCCCGAGCGGGCACACGATCAGCGTCCGGCCGCCCTGGCGCTTGCCGATGATCCGCATGATTTCGAGTTGCATGAACGATTTGCCGAGCCCGAACGAAGCGAATATCGCCCGCTTCCCGCCACTGACTGCCCACCTGACAATGTCGCGCTGGTGGGGAAATAGTAGGTTATGGATATCGCTGTCATCAATCTCGAACCCCGACCGATTGTTGAGGATGATTTTTGATTGCAAAAACTCCTGATAGTCCATTACCGCACCCTCACCCTGTCGCCATTCGGTTCTTCCGGCCCCCACTCGCGCTGCCGGTTGATCTCCAGTTTTCTGCCGATCACTTCAGCAAGAGACGTACCCGCCTCGTGCAACTCTCGCATGGCGACGATGCACACGTCGGCGATTTCTTCATGTCGGTTAAAATATTGGACTGGATAGACACATGTCGCCCCGAATAATTCCTCAACCTCTTCGTCAAACTTGTCCGCAAGGACCTCTTCCGTGGCATTCGGAAACGTCTCCAGGCTCCACTCAACCACATTTTTTTCGATGTCTTCAAAATTGGTCATATTTCACCACCTATTTTTTTTTGGCCATAATTGCCGGTCTCGCCCACTGCCGCTGCCACTTGGCCCATTGCCTATCTCTCTTTCCTTCTGCATCTCGATACAGCATAGCCATAGGCATAAATCCAGCGTCCACGGCTTCATGCATCCTCTTGCCCGCAGCATCGAAAGTGTCACCATAGTACCCACAGAGGACGTAGGCCCTGAGGCAGTGACTTGTCGTGGTGAATCCGGCGTCAAGCAGCATCTGGCCGGCAACCCGCAACGGCTCAAGATCGTCAGGCGTGTCGTAGGCGAAAAACATCTGCTTCGGCCTTAGCTTTCGCAGTTCTTCGACATGCCAGTCTTGCAGTCGAGCGGCCTCAAGCCCCCCGGTAAACTCAATCCGATGGCCGTTGGATTTCTGGCTTGCGAGCATGGCGAAGACCGACTTTTGATGAGCCTCGGAGCACGCCAGCAGATTATCGTCGAGTACATTCCACCCCTCGGTGATCGGCAGCTCTCTGACCTCTGCCCCTTCTCGCCGCCACACCTGACAAAACCAGCAACGATTGGGACAACCCCTTGAAGTGAGTACGTAACCGTTTTTCACATATCGCCCTGGCACAAAATCACCACCCGGTTCATTCATGGCCGGTCCGCCGATCCGCACAGGGGCGACGTGTTTCCACATCACCGCCAGTCTCTCTGCTATCGGGATATCCCAAGTGAATGCCACAGATATATGAATCTCGTCGGCCTCGTCGAACATTGATGGCTGGCAGTTTATCCTGGCCATAACGTCGTCAGGCGTCGCGGTCGTCCGACGGGGGAAAACCCTGATTATCCGCATTTCAGGTCATGCCTTGCCGACATTGAAAGCCGGGCACATCTTCGAGCACTCCGACAGTTCGCAATCGCTCTTTGCAACCGGCCGCCCGCCAGCTTCAGGACACGCGATCATCGGCACCTCGCCATTGCCCTTGGACAGATCGGCGCGCCGCTTTTCAACGTGCTCCATAATGAATTTCGTCCATGCCTCACCGTGCAGCTTTTCGACCCGCTTATGATGCCGATAGGCCCATGTGTCCAGCGCGTCGACGGTGTCTTTCCCGTCGATCTCATTCAATTCCTTGACGATCTGTGGAGGGATGGCACTGGTGTCTACCGGGAGAGATTGAGGTTCAGGTTTTGGCGATGGTTCGTCCAGCGGCGGTTCTGGTTCCGGTGCTGGCTGCTCGGGCAGTTGATCCTTCTTAGGCTCCGGCTCCGGTTTCGGCTTTGCCTCTTTCTTCGGCGGCTGGACCGGCTCGGGCTTCACGTCGATATCGACCTTCTGATGCTTCGACGCTTTGATCTCGGCATTGATGTCGACAACAGGGTCGTCATCTACCAATGGCACATCCCACACGTCATCCCGCATATCATCCGATTCGTCCATCGCCGACGCCATCTCAACCGACAACAGCCCATATTTTCCGAGCAACATCCTCAATGTCGTTTTGACTGCCATCTCATTGAAGTTAGAATGCCAAGGGCTCTTTTCCTGTTCCCATGCTTTACTGTATCGTTTCGCGTGATTTTCGATGTCATCTCGTGATTTGTAGAGCGTCTTGCGGAATCCGTTGGTCGTTTCGAGATAGGCAAAATACCCGACTACGAGGTCGCTGATTGCCACCCCGTCAAGATCGATTAGGCCTGATAATTTGTCGATCTTTTTGAGCTCGCCCTCAAGAACCACATCGGCGTTGATGCACCTGTAAATCCCGGATCGCATGGCGAGTTGAATGAGCCCCCGATAGCCGATCTGAAATTGAGGGACCGGAACCCCTTGTTTTTTGTACGGGACCACGTAGGCGAACCCGAGCGACTTGTTGATCGGGAGCTTGAGTGTCGCGGCCTTGAGCGCTTCGAGTACAACAAGCCGCGGCTCGCATTTCTGCAAGTATGTGTCGCTGGCGTAAAGGTCTATCAGGCTGGCCACAAACAGGCTGGAATTATCCCGCAACGCGTTTGCGAATTGCTCCTGTACCGATGGTGACGCAATCACCATCTTCAATCTGTCGACCGCTGTCGGCTGCTTTTGTGCTGGTAAATTACTCATAAATTGCGATCTCCTTGGCTTGTGCCCATTTGGGCATCATGATTGTTTGAATTTCGTCGCCATACCCGGGCCACTCGTTGCGATCCGAGCACCACTTGAACAGCCGCAGCAGGTCGGCGGCTTCGCGCTTGCCTTTGTCGATGTCGTCTTGATCGAGCTGATAGACTGCCACGGCGTGCGGCGGGGATTTCTCCACGGCGACGAAGATGAACGTACGGTACTGCTGCCCCAGGACTTGCGATACCCCGTCGAGGTAGTAGCCAGACTGGAGATAGTATGAATAGTTGTAGATGGTACGGGCGAATCCCTCGGGCGATGCGTCCTCGCACGTCTTGAGGTCGACGAGGATTTGCCGCTCGGGGATGTGCCAATCAGGTCGGCACTTGCAGAGCAAGCCGGTTGCCTCATCGGTCCAGTAGAACGATTCTTCGGCGATCCCCATCTGATCCAGCAGATACGATGCGCCAGTGTGCCGCCGCAGAGCCATTTCCATGTTCTGGATCAGCTCGTAGTCGGCAAGGTCGATGACAGCCCGGTTGCCCGAGTTATCGATGAATAACTGATGCTCTGCTTTTCCCGCTTTGGTTCTCCGGTCAACGGCAGGCGCGACTGCGAACTCGACATCGAACAGATGCGGTTCGAGTGCCAGCGTGTGAAACGCCGAGCCTATCATCATCGGTTTCGTCGGCGGTTCCCATGCGCCGTAGATGTATTTTGCTGCATAGTGTGCCGGGGTCTTGCGGAGCAGTGCCAGCGCTGATTTGCTGATTCCGTCCGACCGATGATAATCGTGGTTGGATAGTCCTGCGTAGCGGCCTGGTTTCATTCGTCGTCACCGTCTGAACCGGGGAACATGTCGGCGATGATCGGAGATATAGAGCCAATTTCGTCGATCAGCCCGGACACCTTTTGCCCTGAGATGGCCTTTGCGATTCGCTTGATATTCTTCTTGTCGGTCCCGGTGATCGGCTCAGAACATTCCGCTACCGCAAGCTCAATCTCGCTATCAATTACATCGTCGCAATCGCTTTTTGCCACCTCCAGCGCGGTGTATGCACTGGCCACCTTTCGTATGCACTCGATAATCCTTTCGTTTTTCGTCATTTCGGTCCCCTCTATACAGTTTGTGGAAATCTCCATCGATCGGTTAACAGCTCAAACCCCTTCTCTTCCTCGCTCATCTCGTAGCATTTGCCGCCGCTCTCAACCCACCGAGCCGACGGCGCCTTGTTCTCGATCCGGTCCCACTGACATTCATGGTAGCGAGCGCAGATAAACTGCTTGTCGTGCCTCATGCAGTGCGTTACCCGGTCGAAAATTGCGAGGTCACGCTCGGCCTCGTAATTCTTCGATGTGCTCTTTGTATACGACTTCTGGTACTTCGCCTTTTTTCCTTTCTTTGCTTCCCGGTAGCAGTCGTCGCACGACCGCGCCCCATTCGCCCGGGTGATCTTCTCTCCACCGCACTCGCACTCGCACAACCAAAAAAATGAGTTTGATTTATCGGTGTACTTGCGCCCGTAGGGATACAGGTAGGTCAGTTTGCCGTGCCGCTGGCCAGCAACATCTTTACCCGGCATAGCGTCAGGCCAGAGCACGCATGTACCCGGTCGCGGCCTCGCTGGGGCCGGGACATATGGCTGATTCTGTTTCAGCTTATCCTTTTTGGCACAGCCACAAGACATTACCGTTGCCTGGTTGACGATGTGCTCGTTACCACAATCACAGATAGCGAGATAGTGCCACCGCGACCCCTCGCGGCGCCTGCTTCGGCGCTTGAGATACATCGGCCGCAGGATAAGTAACCGACCCTGCCGTTCTCCTGTCCGGTCTTTCTCCGGCACCACATCCGGCCAATACGCGCACTCTTGATCAGACCGCAGCTTTGTGGTATACTTCTCTTGGTTGGTTTGGTTTTTCGGCTCGACAGTTCCCGCTGTCGAGCCGTTTTTGTTTGATATCGGCGCGTTCATTCCCACGGCTCCCAATCCGGCACGTCAAGCCCGTCGCTTTCTTCTCCGGTAATACAGACCACCATGCCGTTTTCCTCGACAATCTCCAGATCGTCTATCTGCCGGCAGCCCATCTCGTCGTCGAAATGCACGCATTTTTCGCACGAGTCCCATGTGATACGGCCTATGGTCATGGTCATGGCTACAGCTCCGGCAGCTCAGCGACAGGTTTCAGCCGTGACGCCATGATAATTGCAGCCGCCGTCTTGTTAGAATGGTCAAAATCTTTCCGCTGTTCTTCGGTGAGGTTGGAAACGTCGATCCGTTCGGCCACCTTGCGCGATCGGTAGGCAAAGCGTCCGGCCGACTTCAGTTTCGATGTCGAGAGCGTCAGTTTTTCTTTGTCACTCAAAACCTTGTAGCCGTTCGGAGTGTCGGGACCGATGACAATTCCGTGCTCCTTCTCTTCCAGATTGCGCCAGCGGTTGACAACGGCCATGTATCGGCTTGTTCTCCGTTGAGCACCGATCAGTGCTTCAATGTCATCGTGCGGCACCTTGTCGCCGATCTTCAGTGACTGGTACTTCTCCCGTAATGCTCTTACTTCCAGCTCTGTCGGTACTCCACCTAAATACAGTTTACTCATGTTCATGCTCCTTTTGGTTGTTGGCTTTTCGCTTCAACAGTTGGCCCAAAAATGGACCCACAAATCACCTCGTTCCTCGCCCTGCCGCGTTCCTCGCCTCGCCAAGCCGTGCCTCGCCCTGCCGTGCCATGCCACGCCGCGTTCCTTGCCTTGCCGTGCCTTGCCTCGCCGTGCCACGTTCCTTGCCCAGCCCCGCCATGCCAAGCCTGGCCTTGCCTTGCCTTGCCTCGCCGTGCCACGTTCCTTGCCTCGCCCGGCCCTGCCGAGCCCTGCCTTGCCGTGCCGCGCCGAGCCCCGCCTCGCCATGCCTCGCCGTGCCTCGTTCCTCGCCCTGCCGCGTTCCTCGCCTCGCCAAGCCGTGGCTCGCCTCGCCAAGCCGTGGCTCGCCTCGTTCCCTGCCATGCCCTGCCACGCCCCGCCTTGCCACGCCTCGCCATGCCTCGCCGTGCCGAGCCTTGCCGAGCCCCGCCGCGTTATTTCATCGGCTTAACATCAGCGATAAACCTACCGAACGTCCCGCTTGACCCACTGCTCGGTCTCCAGTCGCCCATGCCGCAAAGAGCCCCGGAGAGGTTGAAAACCTGCTGCAAAACATCCAGCGTCAACCCGCTCAACTCCTCATCAAGCACGGTGAGCGAGCCGACAAGCGTCCATTCCCGGAACATCGGCCTAACCCGTACATGCTTCGCCCGACCAATCGCCGCCCGCTTGACCAACAGCTCGAACCCGAGCGATTCCGAAACCTCCAGATGAGCCAGAAAATCGTTGTTGCCGATCAGGTCACGGATAGGATCGAGCGATATCGGCTGGCCCTTCACGAGCAAGCGCCATTGCTGCTGGTCAAGCATGATGCCGCTCTGCGTCTGTTTTTTGTAGGTTTCCTTGCCCCGCTTGATCATCTTCGACCCGCCTTCCCGGAGCATGGTCATGAGGTTGTCGCTCGGCATCCCCAATTCCCGACCGTCATGGTACAGGTAGCCGATCCATGTCCACGCCGGGGTCCGGTCATCGCCCGCTACCGAGTTCGGCTTGTTTGCCGGGTCTTTCGCCCATGCCGTCACCTTCTCAGAAAAAGAGATGTTGTCGTTGTGCATGAGTAATGGTGTTTGCCCGGTGATTTCAACTTGATACTGGTTCATTTTTGGTCCCCTTGTGGTTGTTGGTTTTTATTGCTGAGTGACCTCATTTCTGACGTCAGTTTTGACGTCAATTCTTGTTCCTTGTTCCTAGCCTTGCCCTGCCTAGCCTTGCCGAGCCTTGCCCCGCCGAGCCGCGTTCCTTGCCTTGCCTTGCCCCGCCGAGCCGAGCCTTGCCTTGCCACGCCCCGCCCCGCCGAGCCGCGTTCCTTGCCTTGCCTTGCCCCGCCGAGCCGAGCCTTGCCTTGCCACGCCCCGCCATGCCGAGCCGCGTTCCTTGCCTTGCCTTGCCTTGCCTTGCCCAGCCGTGCCCAGC